CCGCAGTGCGCAAATTGCAGCGTTGCATACCTCAAAAGTATGAAAGACGACTGTGGCTGGGCTTGTGATGGTGTCACCCTGTACTCAGAAATAAAGACCGCAGCACCCCAGCCTGCCCAGCTAGATCAAGATGCCGAGATTACGGCGCTAAAGGCTGAACTGGCCGACTACAAGCAAGGCAAGGCTGAAGGCTATGCGCTGGCAGCTAAGCAGGCAGTAGAGATTGCGGCGCTGCGCAAGGCTGGAAAGCAGGCGCTTGATGCGCTGATGCTGACGCATTGCACCGCAAAGTACGAACAAGACTGTGATGTGTGCAATGCCATTGAGGCCATCACCCAGGTGGTGCAGCCCACCAAGGAAGCGTTATGAGCAACAAAGCCAAGCACTGGCTCAAGATACTGGCAATTCTCTTCGTCGCCCCACTTGTCATCGGCGTGTGGTGTGTGACGCACCCGATTTCGGTGTGGCGCGAAGCCAAAAAATCGTGGTTTGGCAAGTCTTAAGCAGCGCACTGCCCTAAGATAAGTTCAATAATCTCAGGCCAATAAATCACGGTCAAAAAACAAGTCGCCGGCGCCATGCCGTGCGCCATAGAATGAAATCACAACAAGGAAGTGTCATGGCCAATCTGCTGCTATTCGTTTTCAACGCCATCGCCGCGCTTATCGCGCTGGTGTTCACCATTTTGTGGTTCATTCCGAACCTGCTCGTGCGCGGCTTGCGCAAACTGGTAGGGGCTGATTCCTGATGCAAACTAACTTTCTTCTGGGCACGCTGCTGCTCACCGACCCCGCACGCATGGTCCTCAAGCGCCAGCCTTACGACTTAATTTGCCGCCACGCCATCAACGAGCACGGCAACATCACCAAAGCCGAGCGCGAAATGAATGAGCGCAGCCTCAAAACGCTCGGCCCGATCATCTCGCGCTACCGCGCCGACCCGACCAATCCCAAGTCGGTCAACGTGATCATCGTCACCAAAGACACCTGGCAGGAAACGCTTATTGCCGTTGAGCCTGCCAAGTAGTCTTCCGCAGCCTCGGCTGCTTTTAAAAACACACGTTCACCTGCCTTGAGCAGGTGTAATTTATTACGGAGTTCCGGGTTATGGGGCGCGGGGAAAAGGGGACCAAGGCGGAGTCGGCCCATCAGGCAACGTGCGCCAGAGGATGTGCGCGACCAAGGCGAGAGCCTGCTTTCGTAATCTGTAATTTTCAAAGCCTATATAAATCAACTACTTATCCCTTATTACACTATTACACTTCTAATTTTAAAATTTGAAAAGTAAAGTAGTAATAAGAGGGAAGTAGAGATATTGTTTCTATATAGGGGTTGAGCCCTCGTTGTAATGCACTTGCGTAATCACTCAATGTCCTTCACCGCCTGCGCCAAACCACTCAGTTTGTTGAGCCCCGGCACCGCGCTGAGCAGCGTCTCGCCCACCGGGTGGGTGACTGCGTTCACCGCCTGGCTGATGGTCGGCCCACCGATGGTGCCTAGCGGGTCGTGCAGCGCGTCGATGCCGAACTGTCCAACCCCGGAGAGCCCCGCGCGGTTCCACGAGTGCGCCAGCCAGTCGGCCATGGTCCAGTTGGCCATGTACCCGGGCAGCGAGCCGCCACCCGTGAGCACCGCCTTGCTAACATCGGCCGCGATCATGATCGGCATGCCCATCGCCATCTGCCCCATCGCCGCTGTGTTGCCGGCCTTGGCCTCGTTGAACGCGTAGAGCATCGTCGTCTTCTGGAACGAGTAGGTAAACTGCTTGAGCTGGTAGAACATTGCGTAGTGCGGGTCCGACGCACGCGCCGGGCGCTGCGCCGCGTTGGGCGAGACGATCGCGCGGTTGACCCAGCGGTTGACCGCCGTGTGGACCTTGAGCGCCTCGGCCGCCGCCTCGTCGGCGCTGATGCCCTTGAACGCGGCAATCGAGTGCCGGTCGATCACCAGATGGCCGTCGGCGTCCAGCGTCACGTCGCCCTGCTTGAGGCCCAGGTCCTTGAGCCATCGCGCGCTGTGCGCGGGCGAGGCGTTCTTCTCGTTGCTGGCAATCGACTCCATCGCCGCTTTCACCGCCATGATGCGCATGCTGCGGTCCCACGCCGTCAGGCCGTTGGCCAGGAACAGGGCGCGGTTGATCTTGCGCGCCGGTCCGGCGGTGTACTCCGACGTGTGCGCCGCGCCCATGCCCTCAAGGAACATCGTCGGCGAGATGGCACCGACGGTCTCGGCGTTGGCCAGGTCCTGGTCGTCGCCCCGGGTGCGCAGCTTGCCGCCGGTCAGGACGTCCTTCCACGTGCCCACCACGTTCTTCAGCCCGTGAACGTAGGCGTCCAGCATGTTCTGCGTGGTGCCGCCGGCAACCTTGATGCCGTTGGGGTCGAGCATCGCGCTGAACAGGCTGAGCGACAGCACGCGCAGGCCCTGGTAGACCATCGCAGCGCTCTGGAACTTGCGTGCCCCGGCAGAAATGTCCTTGCCCAGCACGCCCTCCATCGCGCCCATCGCACGCTGCGCGTCTTCCATGCGCCGGGCGATCCACTCGTCGGCTTCCTTGCCTTGAAGCTTGAGGTCGTTTGCAGCGGCCTTGAGCTCGGTCACGACCGGGCCGTCTTTTGCGTACTTGATCGGGCCGTCGGCGGTCATCTCCTGCACGTCACCCTCGCGCGCCATGGTGTCGCGCAGCATCTGCCCGCCCTCGCCAAAACCGCGAACGTACTCGGCCGCGCGCACCCCTTGGTGCAGGTAGCGCGTGGCAGTCGAGACGATGTCGGTGCTCAGGAAAGGCTGGCGGTCCGCCGCCTTGATCCAGTCAAACGTGCGCGTGTTCTGGCTGGCAAAGTACGGCGTCAAGATGCCGTCCTCGCGGTGCGCATCGAGCGCGCCCTCGTCGACGCCGCCCCGGTCGACGATCGCCTGGTGCATCGCCTGCGCGACTTCTTCGACGGTCGTCACGTTCGGGTTCGCCTTCTGGATCGTGGCCAGCGCCGAGCGCAGCTGCATCGGGTACTTGGTGGTCAGCATGGTGACGAAGGCGTCTTTTTGCTCGACCATCTTCTCCAGGTCCCAGATGACGGGCCAGTACTTGCCCATGTCGCGCTCGCCCATCTTCAGCCCCGCGCTCTTGGCGTACTTGTAGTAGTGGTCCAGCAGCGCGTGCAGCTTGACCGCTGCGTCCTCCACCTCGGGCGAGACCTCGGCTTTGTCGCCATTCATGCGGCCCACCAGCGCCTCGAGGTCGCGCTCCTGGTTTTCGCCACTCAGCGCGTCGAGCACAGCGTGCAGGCGCGATTCGTACTGGTTGGTCTTGATGCCCCGGCGGTCGATCACGCCCGTCTGCCCAGCGCTTGTCGGGTCACCCGGGTTCGCCCACCACTGCGTCGACAGGCCGCGCAGCGTGGCGCTTTCGCTCGAGCGCAGCACGTCGTGCGCGGTCATCACCTCGGAGTACACGGCCTGCACCTGCTTGTCAAAGCGCTTGAGGAACTTGGCCTGCCACTCGCCCGTGGCCATGACCTTGGCGATCGCCTGCCCGGCAACGCTGGGCTCGACGAGCTTGCCGTCATGAAACGCCTCGAAGATGGCGAGGGTCTTGTCGCTCTCGCGCACCATGCCCAGCACGCGGCGAAAGAAGGCCTGGACTTTCTCGAAGAAGTTCTTGGGCTTGGCACCGATGGTCAGCATGCCGGCGGCCCAGAACTGGTAGGCGTAGGCTACAGCTTCTTCCGGGTCGGCCTTCATCGACGCGACGGCCTTGGGCGATGCTTTGAGCAGGTACTCCAGACGCCGGGAGACTTCGGGCGTGCTCAGCGCGCGCTGCATCATCTCGCGCGTCTCGGGGTGGTTCTTCAAGATGTTGCTGAAGAACCCGTGCATCGACTCGTGGTAGGCGCGCTGCATGACCGAGACGGGGCTGCCGGTGGCGATGCGGATCGTCTGCTTGGCGTCGGACCAGTCGGCCGAGCCGGTCATGTCGGGGAACATCTTCTCGAACAGCGCCGTGACCTTCGGGCCGAGTACCTTGCCGATGTAGGCCCTGGCCTTGAAGATCTCGGCGTCGTTCGGGGCTGGGATGGCGCTCGGGTTGTTGACCTCGGCGACGGGGGTTGTGGTGGCAGGCAGCGTCGAGTTGGCGACCTGGTCGTTGTTCTTGACAGTCTCCTTTGACCACGTCGAGAAGTCAGGCCCGCTCTTTTCGCTGTAGCCTGCCTCGACCAGCGCAGCGCGCAGAGCGCCTTCACCCTCGGCGTTGTGGTCGCGCGTGGCGTTGTCCTTGTTGTCGGTGCGCACGGCAGCGCCCGCATCGAGCGCCACCATGACGCGCCGGATCATTTCAGGCATCGCGGTGAACCCTCGGCCCCGGCCCGGCACGCTCACCAGCAGCGTCTTGCCGGTCATGTCGGCGTTGGCCTTCGTCGCGTAGAGCTTGCCCTCGGCATTGGCTGCGCGCCCCAAGTCTCCGGCGTAGCCTTGGGTCGAGGCGGGTGCCAGGATCATGTCGGCACCGGCGAGCTTGGCGGTCTCTTTGCCCCGGTGCGCTGCCGGTGCAACAGGGGGGTTGGCAAGCAGCGGCGCTTCGCTCTTGGCGACCACGGGCTTGGCACGGGCCGACTCGACCAGCGCGCCCATCGTGCGCGAGACCGCGTCGTTGCGGGCGTTTGTCTCGGCCGTGCGCATTTCGACGGTCTCGGCCGACAGGAACGGCGCGAGCCCGGTGGTGCGCGGCACGCCCAACGCCTCGTAAGGCGCGGCCTGTGCGCCGGCTTTCTTCTTGCGCGTGATCTGGCGGTTCGGGTCGTTCGGCTGGAACGCGATCACCTCGCCGTTGTCCGTGGTCGTGCGCGAGGGGCTGAACGCGAGCTCGCCCTGCGTGGCCGAGACGTCGGTGGTCTTATCACTCCCTGTCGTGACCGCGCCAAGTGTCGGCATGTTGCGCTCGATCAGCCGGGCCTTGAGCTTGTTGACCTTGTCGGCCAGCGCGCTCATCTCGCTGAGTTTCTCGCCGCCTGCGCGCGATGGGCCGGCGGACATGTCGCGCTCTCGCAGCGCCTTGACTTCGGCTTCTGCCTGCGCGAGCTGTTGCTCCATCTGGGCGACAGAGGCTTCGGCCTTGACTCCGGCGGCCAGGCGCTTGGTGGCTTCGGCCACGCGCTCGTCGGACAGCCCGCCAACCGCGAGATTGGTGTTCTTAGGCAGCGTGCCCGAGCGGTCGGTGAACGGCTTGGTCGCGGCGGGGGCTGGGCCTTCGGCAGGCACGAAGTCCTTGGCGATCTCGGCCAGGAACTCGCTGCGCTTTTTTGCCACGATCCGTGCGCCGCCGTCCCACTTCAGGCGGTGGGCCACGCCGGTCTCCCACTCCTTGCGCTGCACCTCGTCCTCGGGCACGACCTTGTCGAGCTTGGCCTGCGCGACGCGGTCGTTGTAGCCCGACATGGCGTCGACCAGCTTGCCCAGCTCACCCGCCTTGATGCGCGGGTAGCCTTCGCTCGGGTTGGCCATCTCGTACAGCTTGCCGGCGACCTGGCTGCGCAGCTGGGCCATCGCGCGCAGGTCGTTGGGGTGGCGCGCGGCGACCTCGGCCATGTGGCGCGGCGTCAAGAGCGCAGCGAGCGGGAAGACGTAGTGCTCGCCGCCGGTCATGGCGAGCTCGTCGCCCTCATTGAACGCTGGACGCTCCGACGAGTTCAGGTACGCCTGGATGCGCCCGAGCGCTCTCGCGTGGGCCGCGCCTTTGCTGCCGGTGTAGTCGCGCCACAGGCCCTCGGCCACCTTGCTTGCCGAGTTCAGCGCACGCCCGCGCGCCATGGCACGCGGTGCGGCGTCGGCTGCCGAGCTGATGATGGCGCTGTTGATGGCGACGTCCTCGCGCTGCGCGTCGCGGGTGCGCGAGCCGCCGGCCTCTTCCTCGGCCTTGGCGACCGCGTCGGCGTCCTGCACGTCGTTGGGCTCGGCAGCGAGCTCCTTGTCCCTGGCGCGGTCGGCAGCTTGCTCTTTTAGGCTCTTGACGGTGCTGCCGAACTTTCCGCTTTCGGACTCTTCGGTCTCGCTGCGGCGTTTGTCCGCGCCAAACGCCCGGTTGAACATCGCTTTTTGATCGGTGATGCCGTTCAGGTCGAGCGACGGCGGGAGCGATCCTTTGTCGTCTTCGAACAAGTTGCGCTGGCCCGGTGCCGATGGCGTGTCGAGACCGCGCTGCTTGAAGTCTTCGCGCTCACCCTTGGCGTTGACAATCCACGGCAGCCCGTCGGTCAGCCCGCCCTGCGTCATTGCGGTGATGCCCTCGAGCAGGTCGCGCTTGTAGTCCTCGGTCTGGCGCGTCATGTTCTGGCTCTTGCCGCGCACGTCGCCCCCGCCCTCCTTGGTGTCGATCACATGGGCCTTGCGCAGCGAGCGCACCCAGTCGACCAGCAGGTAGGCGGGCACGGAGACCACGCCTTCCTTGCCCGTCGCGTGCTCGCTCTCGAAGTGGATCAGGTTCATGCTGGCGCGCGCTTCGTTGAGCTTGCCCGTCTCCGCCGCGCTGCCCGGTGCCCAGCCCAGGTCCTTGACCGAGAGCCAGGCCGCTTTGTAGTTGGCCGCGCCCTTGGCCGCCATGTCCCGGAACTCGGTCATGTTCATCTGCAGGTAGTCGCGGTTGCTGTCCTGCTCGGCGGTCACCAGGAGGTGCTCAGCGAAGAAGTTGTTCACCACCTCGCCGAACTCAGGGGCTGCGCCGCGCTCGGCCCGCACCTTGTCCATGTACGCCTTGATCGCCGGGTCCAGCGCCAGGGTCTCGTTCAGGTTTTGCTCGGCCACCTTGCGCGCGCTGCGGATGATGCGGGCCATGCCGATGGACTTTTTGACCGTGCCCTTGCTCTCGTAGTCGCCGGTCTTCTCGTTGAGCGTGGACTTGCTGGTGCGCTCTTCCTTGATCAGGGCGTCGATGCGCGCGGCATCCTGCTCGGAGACCAGCTCGCGCAGGCGCTCGAGGTTGATGCGCGGGGCGTTGACGGCGCTGGCCTCGGCGATGCTGAGCTTTTGGCCGCTGGGCGAGACCGACTGGCGGTTCACCACGATGTCGGACATGGCCCGGTCCATGTAAGCCAGGTCGCTCGCCGCCTTGTGCGCCTCGCGCAGGTCGGCCACGTGCGGGTTCTTTTCCTTCTCGGCGTACTTGAAGAACAGCTCGGCGCGCTTGCTCGGCTGCATGTTCTGGCGGTCCATCAGGGCTTGGGCGGACGTGGAGGCGACGATGTAGCGGTCGCGCATCTGGCCTAAAGACGCTTCGGCTTTCCCGCGCAGGTCTTTGAGGCGCTTGGCAAGCGTGCGCTCGGCACCGCCCGGCGCGGTGCGCTCGGCAAAGGCCTCGTCGGTGTCGGCCTTGCGCCGGGCCGTGTTCGTGTCCAGGCGCAGCAGCTGGGGCAGCTGCATCACGCCGTTCTTGTCCTTGCGCTCGTCCCAGGCCTGAGCCGAGGTGCGCACCGTGCCCTCGTCCGTGCCGTGGTAAAACGCCATCGATTCGGGCGCGACGGCGTTGAGACTTCTTTCCTCGCCGTCAATCTCAAACTGGCTCTGCTCGCCTTCGCTGCGCATGCCGTCGGTCATGGACGCCATGTCGCCGCCCACGTCGTCACTCGAGAGCGCCGACTCGTCGCTCTGGGCAACGTCTTCTTCCTGGCTGCCGACCTCGGTCTGCTTGCCTTCGCGCCGCTGGATCGGCTGGCCCACGTGCTCGAGCATTGCGTCAAACGTCTCCTTGCCGAACAGCTTGCGCGCAGGCATCAGGGCAAAGTCGCTGGTGCCGTCGGCAAAGTCCTCGATGTTGCGCAGCAGGCGCTCACGCGCCTCGGGATCGGTCAGGTCGATCTTGCTGGCCAGCAGGCGGCTCTGCACCTCGGGCGGGATGAGGTCGACCAGACCTTGGGCAGCGGTCTCGCGGTCCTGGGCGTTGGCCTTGGCGGGCATGGGGCCGACCTCGGCGTTGATGCGGTCCATCGCCGCCTGCATCGTGGGCGAGCTCTCGGCCTTGAACGTCCTGGCGATGTGGCCCATCACCATCGGCGCGCTGTTGCCCAGCAGGTCGCGCAGGGTGCGGCCCACGCGCGCGGCACGCGCCAGCTCGCCGGGCGTGGGCTTGTTGCCCTTGCCGTGCTGAGCCATCGCCGCGAGCTCGTGGCTCAGCTCGTCGGCCAGGTCCCCGATCTGCTCGGCCTTGAACCCCGTGTCCTGCCCCTTCATGACCAGGAGCTTTTTGGTCAGGTCCCGGCGCGCCTGCTCGACGGCCCTGGCCTCTTCCACGGCCGGCGAGACCGCTCCGGCCTTGGTAGCGTCGACGCCGCCCTCGGCACCCCTGCGCGAGCCCAAGTCAGAGGCGCTGACTTTTTGGCCGGGCAGCTGGCTGGTCAGGCCGTCGGTGCCGACGGTCTCGACGTCGCTGCGAGCACCGATCGCGGTGCCTGAGACCTGCATCGAATTTTTGCGCTTGTTCTTCGTTGCCGCAGCGGCAGCGACTTTGATGCGCTCGGCCGCAGCAAACGAAGCCTGCGCCGCACCGCTCTTCTCGGCAGCGTACATGCCAGCGGCATCGAGCGCATCCATCGCATCGATCGGGCCAGTGGCAGAGGCGATCGCTGCGCGCAGCTGCTGAGCCTTCGCGTCTTTGGGGAGCTTGTCGAGCTCCTCCAGGACAGCTTTTTGGCGTTCCGGCGCGGTGGCGGACATCCATGCTTCGGTCTCCTCGACCGACACGTTCGCAGGCGGGATGCCTTTGAGCAGGTCACTGCGCGCGGCGATGTCCGCGTCCTTTGTGTCTGGCGTCGCCAGGTACTCGGCCAGGTTCTTTGGGGCAACGATCGGGGTAACACCCGGAGTAACACCCGGAGCAGTACCCGGTTGGCCGTTTAGCGGCAGCGCGTCGCCGTTGACGCCGTCGCCCTTGGTGCCCAAGCGCCGAAAGCCGGCCTCGGCCGCGTACCCGGCGGCGGTCATGCCGCCGCTGCCGATGACGCCGCCGATGAAAGAGTTGGCCAGGTCCGAGCGGTCCCCGGAGGTGTCGCGGTTCGGGTTCAGCGCCGATTGGGCGTACTGCTGGCTGACCTGCTGGCCGGTTTCGGTGACGCCCTCCAAAATGGGCGCGCCAACGAGTTTGGCCGAGGTCGGGATTTTCTTGAGCGCCTTGCCAAAGCCCCCGCCGATTTGGCCGACAGGCAGCAGCTGCGGCAGCGTGTCCATGATCGCCGCCCGGTAGCCGTGGTTCGAGACCGTGTCGTTGATGTCGGTCGCCGAGCGCTGCATGGCGATTGGGTCATTGACAACCCCGTTGTAAGCTTCACCTTTGTTCAGGTTGGCGTTCTGGCGGTACAGCTCGACCGGCGTCAGCGCACGCAGGCCGATGCTCGCAGCTCTGGCCAGCGGGTGCGGGATGAGGCCCAGGGCCGTCGCGCCCAGCCCCATCGCGCTGCCCGTGGCAATCTGGTCGACCGACGAGCCAAAGCCTTGCCCGAGCTGCCCGGCTGCAAAGCTGGCGGCGTCGCCCAGGTAGTTGCCGGTCTTGCCGATGTCCTCGTAGCGCCCGATCGGCGCGGCGTAGGCCTGGGACTGGGCTTGCAGGTCCGTGATGCGCGAGCGCAGGCCCACGGCCTGGGACAAACTGGCTGGGTCGCCGGCCGCACGCAGGCTGGACTCTTGCGCCCCCAGTGTGTTGGCCTGGTTGCCCAGACGAGCGCCAGTGAACGCGTTCGTGAGCGTGTTGCCCCCGGTCGCGTCGAGCTGGGCGCTCTCGCCCGGCGTCATGTAGCCGTGGTCGTTACCGAGCAGGGGAGCCCGCGTAGGCTCCCCACTGATGAGCATGTCGCGCAGGGAGGTGGCCATGGATTACTTACCCTTGTTGAGTTGTGCCTGTTGCGCGGCGTAGGCCTGGTTGCGGCGCAGCTGGTACTTGCGCACGTCGTCATCGATGTCAGCCGGCAGCATCTGGTCGCCGATTTCGTAGTCGCCTCCATTCACGCGGTGGCCGGTGAATGCGCCGCGCAGCATGCCGACTTCGCTCAGCTGCGCGTTCGGGGCGATGTCGGTGGGCATGGCGTCCTTGCCAAAAATGGTGTTGAACATGCCGTCGTTCTTCTCCTGCATCTTCTGGCGCATGCCTGCAACCAGCGTGCCGTGGCGCTTGGCGTCAGCTTCGACCGTCAGACGCTGTGGCTCGGTCAGAACCTTGCCGTCAGTCATGTTGAGGTAAGCCTTGTGCGACGCTTCCTGCGCGGCCAGGTCCTCGACCGGCTCACCCTTCTCGTTAAGGCGGAACTGGGTTTTGTCGAACATCTTCTTGGCCCGGTCAGCTTCGGTCGCTGCGAGCTCGTTGACTTGCTTGTCCTTGGCCAGCTCGTAGGTGCGGTTGGAGTTGCCCTGCTCGCGCTGGGCGTTGTACATGCCGAGCATGTTGGTGGCGCGGTTGTTGCTGATCGAGGCTTCGTTTTGCATGACGTTGCCGCGCTCGGTGACGCCTTGGCCCTGCAGCGCTGTGGCGTTTTGCTGCTGGGCACCGAAGCTGCGCACCATCGACTCGCGCTGGTCGACCAGGATCTTCTTCGCGTTTAGGCTGCCGGTGTTCGCGATCTGGGCGTCGATGCTGCTGGTGTCGAGCGTGCGGCTGCCCTGGGCGTTGCGCTCGGCCTCGGCGCGGCGGCTCCGGTCGTCGTCCGCGTAGCCTTTTTGCAGCCCTGCTTCGGCCTGGTCACGCAAGCCGCGTGCGGCCAGCGCCTGCTGGTCGACCACGCTCGGCGCGCCGGCGCGGATGCCGTTGTCATACGGGTTGGCGCGCAGGTTGGAGAAGTTGCGCACGCCGTCGGTGGTGAGCTGGGAGACCTCGCCCGCGCCGGACAGCGCCAGGTATTTGTTGACGCGCTCGTCGTCGTCGTTGGGCCTCGGCAATGCCCCGGGCATGGTCGCGTCGCCCGGCGAGTAAGTGTACTGATCAACAGGCGTGGCGCGCAGGCGCTCGAGCGGCGTGCGCGGGTCGTTGCCCAGCAGCTTGTCGGCCGAGCCCTTGAACATGTCGTAGGCTTTGCCGCCGACATAGCCGCCGAACGCGCCGCCGGCGATGCCGGTTGCCAGCGCGAACGGCCCGGTTGGAATGCCCAGGCCCGCGCCAACGTATCCGCCGAGGGTGGCACCCGCCGACTGCGCGCCAAGACGCCCCGCTTCGTACGCCTGCTGGGTGGCGACATCGATGCCAGAGGACCGGGAATCGGCCAGCACCTCGCCGACATTCATCTGCCCGGGGATAGCACCGGCGGCCAGGGCCAGCGGGCCGACGTTATTTTTGGCGATTTGCGTCGCGTCGTATTTCATGCGGGCCATCGAGTCGCCCATCCTGCTCATCGTGCTACCTGCGCTGCTGGTCGCCCCGCGCAGGACTTCGCCGGCCTTGCCTGCCGCCGTACTGGCCGCCGAGCCGACGCTGTTGGCCGCCCCGCGCAAGACGGAAACCGGCGGTGCCGCGGGCGTCGCGGGCGGTGTGACAGGTGGCGTCACGGGAGGGGCGCCAGTCGGTGTAACGGGGGGAGCGCCTGCGGGCGGCACGATAGGTGCAACGGGCGGAACAACGGGCGGCACGGCACTCGGCGTGGCGTTGTAACCCGGCGCGCCTCGGGAAATCTTCGACAACGCCTGGGCGCTTGCATCGCTGAGCACCGGGCCAGCGGTCCGCGGCGTCGGCGCGGCAAACGGCATTGGCCCTTTGGATACGCCCCCTGGGGGCACGTAGGCTGGCTGGGAGAACAGCTGCTTTGTCGTCATGGAGCTGGGGTTCGCGGCGCGTGTCTGGGCTTCGACAGCCATATTGGCCGCACGCTCTTGCGCGCCGCGCAGCATCGCGTTGTTGGCGCTCTCCATGCCGGCCCCCTGCATCCGCCCTGCAATGTCCGAAGTGCGCGGCGCAGCAGTGGGGTTGGGCGCTGCACCCGCAGAGGTCGTCACGTTGAGCGGCGTGATCTCTGGCGCGGTGTTGTAGTTGATGAGGTTGCTGCGCATCGGGCCGTCGGCGAACCTGAAGTCCGGGGCCTTGCTGGCCGGCGCAGGCGTTGAGGGAGCCCAGCCGGTGGGGCTGTTTGTCCTCGCCGCGCTGAACGCCTGACCCATCGCATTCGTCGGCGCAGACGTCGTCGTCATGGGCGCGAGACCGGCGGTCTGTAGCTGCGTGTTTTTCTTCTCGGCAAGCAGGCCGCCGACACGGTCATTGAACTCCTCGGCAGTGAACCCGCGGGCCGCCCGCAGCCCCGCGCCACCCATCGCTTTGGCGTCGGCCTGCTCGGGCGTCATGCCCTTGGCCGCCAGCACGTCGGTGCGCAGGCCGTGCAGCTGCTCGCGCAGCTGCGGCGCGGCGTCGAGCATGTCGTTGGAGACGACGAACTCGCCCGGCTCGTACTTGGCCGGGATCTTGTCGCCGCTGCCCGAGCCCGGCACATGGCCGCCCTGCCCGGTGCGCAGGTCGCCGCCGGCATTCATGCACAGCGCGCCGCCGTATTTCATCTGTAGGTCGCCGCCGTAATTCATCTGCAGGTCGCCCCCGTCGTTCATGCGCAGGTCGCCCCGGACATACATGCGCCGCCCGCCCGGGTTCAGGCGCATGTCGCCGCCGTGGCTCATGCGCAGCTCGCCGCCGTCTCGCAGGCGCATCGGGGATTTGAGAATTCGGCTCATGTCTTTCATGGCGGTTCTTTCGTGTATCTAACTTAGATTTTAGACTATGGGGTTCAAACGGTCGAGGACGTGACGGTGCTGACAGAGTCCGAGCTGCTGGCGCTGGCGGTCCAGCCGTAGTTGAACGACTCGCTCGATCCGTGGCTGACGCCCATCGACGCAGAGACGCCGGCCGACACGTGGCTTGACAGGCTGACGGATGACAGCGCGGACGCGGCCATCTGGGCCGACACCTGCGCGCTGTGCTTGGAGATGTCCGACAGGATGCTCACCTTCTGGATCAGGTTAGCAATGTTCGCCTTGGCGACTTCGATCTTCACGCCCGACAGGGCCTGGTTGTACTGGAGCTCGGCGCGGTAGACGTCGGCCTCGGCCTGCATGCGGCTGGCCTGCGCCGCCGCCTGCGCGCTGTAGGCCTGCACGCGCTTGATGTAGCCGTCGGCGATCGCCCCGTAGCGTGCGGTCATCAAGCCGTCGAGCTTGGCCCCCATCTCCATCGCAAAGCGCCGGTTGGTCTGCTCAAGGTCGGCCTGCTTGATGGCGATGTCCCGAGACAGCGCGCTGCTGGCGTCCTGAGCAGTCTGTAGCGCCTGCGCCAGTTCGATCGCCAACATGCCCGGGGGCTTGGCGAATCCGCGCATGGCAAACGAGCGCACCGCCTCCTGGCTCTTGGCCGAGGCGTTCAGCGTCTCGCGCGCCCGGCCCCGGCTCCAGATGGCCTGCTCGACCGTTGCGCTCAGCCCGGTGGACGCGCCGTTGACCCAGCCCTGCAGCGCGGTGTCCAGCGCGGTGATCATGGTCGAGCCGGTGGACAGGTCGGCCAGGGCCGTGGGCGTGGTCAGGGCCGTGTAAGCCGTGACCGTCTTGGTCGCTGCGGCCAGCGTCTCGGCAATGGTGGCAACCGTGCTCAGCGTTGTGGCATTGGTGGTCAGGGCGCTCAAGGCCGTGTTCGCCCCAGTGACCGCGGAGCTGGCGTAGTCGTGGGCTTTTGTCAGCCCCGACGAGACGGCAGCCGACGCGCCGTAGTCATTGACCAGGACAGGAACGACGGCGCGGATGGGGGACTGGGGGAGGACGTTGGCCATGGCAGGTTCTCTTTATTCGTAGTAGAAGAGGTTGGTGACGATGTCAGGCTGCGCAATGGCGGGGCGAGCGATCGAGACCGAGGTGACAGACGCCGGAAGCGAGACCCCTGTCGTGAACTGGGGGAAGAGCTTGCGTTCGATCCTGAAGTTGCCCGACCCGGAGCTGCCGCTGAAGGTGCCGTACACGGCGTCTGCTCCGGGCGCGCTCTCGTCGTCGAGGAACGTGATCTTGGCGTCGTGGCTGTCTGTGGTGACTCCAGGAATAGCCACCTGCCCGTAGTCAAACACGTAGGCCCTGGAGTGCAGGGCGTACGAGCCGTTTGGGCCGCCGAACGGGTCGGCGACATAGTGTGAGAACGTCAGGTAGCCGCCGCACCACCGACCATCGGGGGACATGGAGGTCACCACGGCGCTGATGCAGCCGCCGGGTCTGCCCAGGTCTTGCCTGCCCGTCACGCTGCTGTTCTTCCAGGCTTTGGTGCGCGGCAGGTATTTGAACTGCCCGTTCACAGTCCCGACGTACACGCTTCCGTCGTTGTCGTTGCCGACGGTCAGCGTTTCGGGGGACTGCGGGGTGCCCGGCTGCGGCCGCCTGATCTCCACGCCCACCGCCCCGCTCCTGCGCACCGTGTCCTTGAACGTCGCCTTGATGAAGCGCTTGGCCGCCTCGCCCTCTACGTCCTCGACGCGTTCCGCTACGGCCAGCGGTGTTTCGGGCACGTGGATGGCAACGTAGTCCTGGTCGAACACGCTCGCCACGGTCAGCTCGACGCCGCCCGCCAGCGTGTACCGGCGCACCAGCTGCTGCAGCCCGCCGATCGCCATCACGTGCTTGAGCTCGATCAGGCGAGACTGCGCCAGCCCGAGGTACTGGGCCGCCGCGTCGCGGTTGCCGGTCAAAGCCTTACGCATGGGCGCGGCGTTGGCGCGGCATGGGGTGGACCTCCAGCACGTCGAGCTCGAAGTCGCCGCCGCTCACGTTGGTCAGGCCGAACTGCCAGTACCGCGCGTGCGTGCCCTTGCCAATCTTGACGCGGCTGCCGTGGACCGGGGCAGCCGGGTTCGTTACCGGGAGCGCGTACGCTACCTGCGCGTTGTCGGCCCACACTGTCAGCTGCAGCGCGGCGTCGGCGCGGTAGCCGACGTACAGACGCTCGAGGCCCTTCTCAAACGGCGAGCCGAAGTCCGAGATGCCGAGCTTGACGGAAGCAGCGATGGGCGCGCCGGCGTCGGTCTGGCCGACCAGCTCATAGATGCCGCCGGGGCTGGCCCCGAAGTACCTGCCGCCGATGGCAGCAAAGCTGTTGAAGGCGAAGTTGCTGTAGGTCGTCATGGCGAAGTTCTCCCCGCGCATGACCGAGGTGCCGGTGCTGGTCACCGCCACGTAGCGGTTGAGCTCAGGGATGACCAGCCCCGCACCGGTGCCGCTCGCGCCAACCTCGTAGCGTCCGCGCGTGTGGTTGACGATCTCCATCAAAGGCGAGCCGATGCACACGCCCTGCGTCGTCATCCAGACTGGCAGCTGCCGGGCACCCGACGAGCCGTCGGCCACCAGCGTGCCGTCGATGTAGGTCTGGGTGCCGGGGATCGCACCGTAGGCCACCTTGGCTAGGTACTTAAAGTCCTCCGGCCCGGTGCCGAGCAGGACGCCGCACGAGGCGGTGGTGCCGATGAACAGCCCCGGGGCCAGGCGGTCTTCCATCGGCGCGAGCATCGTGACGGGGGCTTCGAGGTCAATGTAATTGCGCAGGTCGAACAGCTCGTAGGCAAGCGGCTCGGACATGTAGACCACGCTGCCCACGGCCACGTACATGCGGCCCCGGTAGTAGGTAACCAGCTGCCCGGCCGGCGCGGGCTGCAGGAACAGCGTTGCCAGCGGCAGGACCAAGCTTTCGACGGCGCTGCCCGTGACGGTGAAGACCGTGGGCGTGCCCACGCGTGCGATGGCCGCGGCGAGGTAGAGCAGGTCGCCGTTCGTGGTGGTGAGGTAGATGTTCTGAAACGCCGCGTCGGCGGGCATCACCGGCAGCGTGACGGTCAAGCCCTGCCCCGACGTGACGTCGATGGCGGTGGCCCCCAGCGCGCCCGACTCCTGCCCGTCAGCGCGCAGGTAGGTGGTGGTGCACTGGTAGCGGCCTGCCGGCACCGAGCCCGTGGCAATAGTGGCGAGCGTCGGGAGCGCCGGAACGGCCAGCCCCCATGAGCGCGCGGCACCGGCAACGGTGTCGTAGACCTTGGAGACGCTGCCGTCCGTGAGGTAGACCCGGTCGTTGACGCGGCAAAAGCTCACGTCGCCCGCGCCGATGGCGGCCACATCCGTCGTGGTGAAGTCGGCCGCGAGGCGCTTGAGCTGGGTGCCCGAGGCAAACAGGCTCAGCGTGCCGTCGGACCACAGGGACCGCGCCGCAGTGGCGTTGCGACGGGTGTAGCCCGCGCGGCGCGACACGCGCCCGGTCTTTTCGATGTCGACGTTGTCGGCCACGGACATGTCGCCCTGCGTGAACCGCTCGGGTGACACATCATTGCGCAGGCCGGAGAAGGCTCGCCAAGCGACACCCTGCCCGCTTTGGTTGGTCATAGAATCTCCATGTTTCTTCATTCTAACTTAGAGGTGAGATAACGGGTGCGCCGCGCAGAGCCTCAATGGAGCCCGACGCGGCGCTGGCAAGGGGTTTTTAGCAGGCATGAACTTCCTGCACATCGACGCCCACCCCTTGCTGAGGCCGCCGCCAATGTTCTGTTAGATCAGCGCGGCCTCCGCTGCGCGGCGCAGCACCAGGCCTTTGAGGATTCTGCCGCCGCCGCGCGTCCACTTGGCGAGTTCCACTGGCACGTCGGCCCATCGCCCGGCGTTGACGCGCTTGCGCAGCGTCGATCCGGCGAGCTGCCCCGCGCCCAGGTTGTATGTGAAGTCAATCAGCGCGGCGAGCTTGTTCGGGTCAGGTATGCCCGGGCACAGCTTGAGCACGGCGGGCAAGTAGACGTTGGCGATGTGCCACAGCAGCAGCGCCTCGGCGCGCTCGCGGGTGATGGCCGGGTCGGTGAGCCGCACCGGGCGGCCGTCTTCGTAAAAAGTTGCCCCAAAACCAACGGTTGCGACGCCCGCAGGACAGATGTAAGGAGTCAGGAACAGCCCCTCGAACCGGCGGCACAGGCTGGCGCAGACCTGGGCGGCGAGCGCTGTGAACGAGTCCATCACTTGCCCCTCTTGAACAGTGTGCGATCGGCGAGGTAAATGCCCAGCGCCGCGCCGCACAGCGCCCAGCCGTTGTCATCTAACAGCCAGGACTTCTGCGCAAAGTGCAGCGTGATCATCACGACGCTCCACGTCGCGACGGTCGGGCGAATAATGCCGTTCCAGGCGTCGACCCAAGCCACGCCGATCGTGGCCGTGGTGCCCTTGACGGCGGCCAGCCACGCGTCGGCCTCGACACCGGCGAGCGCCGCTTCGCCTTGCACGCGGATCGTCTGCACGCCAAGCTCGGCCTGCACGCGGATCGACTCAAGGTTACGCCCGTGCTGCGCGGCGTCGAGTTCGCCCTGCAGCTTGAGCCGCTCGAGCTCGAACGTGTGGTCTTGTTTGGCTGTCAGGAACGCGGAGATCTCGCCCCACAGCATGCGAAACACCGAGCCACCGAGGAAAGAGATCAAGGCGGTGATCACGGGGCAGCCTCGTGCAAGGCGTTCCACTCGGCATCTGCGCGCGCGTCAACCACCCGCTGGCGCGCCAAAGCGTAGTCCCGATCGTTTTCTTCGCGCCACCATTTGCGCATCAGGTAGAGCGCCTGGATGACGATGTAGACGGCCGTGCTGACCATGACCCACTGGTTCAGGGTCATGGCCGACGCGACGGCCCCGGCGACGGCGGGCGCGCCCTTGAGGGCCTCAACGGCGATGTCGTGTGTTTCCTGCTGCATCTAAGACTCCGATCATTTATTTTGTTGTGCTGGGTCGGATGCCGGTCAGAAGTTGCAGCCGAAAAACAAAGAACCGCGCCCAGTCACTGCGTTGAGCAGCGTTGCGGCGGTGGCAGAGGGGGGCAGCAAAAACAGGCCCGCGATTTCTCCGGCGCAAGTGACGGAGGTCGACCCCTGCGCTTGCCCGGCGGCCGCCGCCAGCATCAAGGCGGCCAGGTCCCCTTGCGCCAGGCTGCTGCCCTGCGCTTGTCCGCCAACGGCGACTAGGCTGATTGCCGACAGCGCCGCGTTGATGGCGCTGCTGCCTTGCGCCCCGCCGCCGACGGCGGCTAAGCTGATTGCCGGCAGGGCCGCGTCCACCGTGCTGGCATCCCCCGTGACGCCGCCCTGCGCTTGTCCGCCAACGGCGACTAAGCTGATTGCCGCCAGGGCTGCGTCGATGGCGCTACTGCCCTGCGCTTCACCGGCGACGGCGACTAAGCTGATTGCCGCCAGGGCTGCGTCGATGGCGCTGCTGCCCTGCGCTTGTCCGCCAACGGCGACTAAGCTGATTGCCGCCAGGGCTGCGTCGATGGCGCTGCTGCCCTGCGCTTCACCGGCGACAGCGACTAGGCTGATTGCCGCCAGGGCTGCGTCGATGGCGCTGGCGTCGGTGCCCGCGGCCGCGGCCGTGCCTGTGGCGTCTGCGCTCGGGGCCAATGCCTGCACGGGGGGTACATCGCCAGTGGCCGCGACGCTGACGCTACTAGGGGCCACCGAGTACACCCCTGACGTTGCGCCGACCGTTTCCCCCGGCCAGCTGGTCAGCGTCAGACTCTTGACGGTGTTGTCCCAGAAACTCTCTCCCGCGCTCGTCTGAAAATCGAAGCTCGACGGGCTGGTGCCGGCAGAGCCGTATTTCAGCGTCAGGTCGAGATTGGGCTGCGCGCCGATTTGCAGTGTCTGCGAAATCGCCAGTCCGCTGGCACCTGCCGCCGTGATTTTCGGCGTTCCGGTCATCACAGCGAGGTAGGTGGACAGCAGGTTTGCAGCGTTGGTGCTGCCGGTTACGTTCAGCGAACCAGTGGCACCGAACGCCAGCGTCGAGCCGCCATAAAGAAATGCGCCTATGGTGAGTTGGTAACCTGCCAGGTCGAAAGTCTGGCTAAAAATGACACTTTCGGGACGCAGTAAGGTGGCGTCGCTTTTTAGAGTGAACGACAGGCCATTAGTACCGAAAATCAACCCGGCCGTGCTGTTGGCCGGCGACAGCTTCAGGCTCGCTGCCGTTATGCCCCCAGTCCCCATTCGCAGGTTGGTCAGCGTGCCGAAATTGACCAAGCCGCCACTGGAAAACTCCAAGTCGCCGGCCACGCATAGGTAGTGCGTGGCCAAGGTGTCAACGACCGTGACCGCGCAGGTAGCGGTGCTGGTCACGACCAGGTTTTTCCACAGGCTTAGGTGGCCCGCCGGAATAGACACCGTGCCGCCCCCTGCCGTCACGTTCAGCGACAGGTTGTTGTCCAGCATGCCATAAATGCCGGAGTTCTGGTTGTTGCTCAGCGTGAAGGTTCGCGTACCGACAGCGCTGGCGTTGGTCATGTTAAAGACCGGCGCGCCCACAAAAGTCAACTGGCCCACCGCACTAACCGACGGCACGTTGAGCAGCGTTGCCGCATCACC